GGTAACCATATCGCCGTCATTAGTTCTAAACTCGGCAAAAAAAGTTGGGTCTACATTTTCAGGCTCACCGATATCACTCCAATAAACAGTCGATGGAACACTAGAAAATCCAGCCATAAATAGCTGATTATTGTAAATTTCTAAAAACTTAGGTGCCATTGTAAAATACAAACTGTCATTTTCTAGGCGTGTGGTTAGTGGAAACCCGGTATCGGTAACGGTAGTCGTTCCAGCGGGGGCCATCGTAGTAAAAAACTGATCTACACCGCCGTTGCTAGAGCGGTATAAAGCGATAGCGGTAATACCAAACCCGGTTGGCGTTGTAATTCCGTTATAGGTAATTGAATTTTGTGATGTGCCATTTATTGTAACTGTGACTGTATTCGAGTTAGCGCCGTAACTCCCAGACTCATTAACGTAACCATAAGAGCATAAAAAAGTGGCAGTAACGCCAGAAGTAAGAGATCCACCGCTAGCCGCGACCACGCTGAACGCGCCCGAAATGCCCGCAGGTAGCGAATAGTTGTAAGCATTGGTGCCATCAAATTTAAAAAAGTCTTGGCCATTGCACCCAAAAAGTCTGTCAACAAATGTAACAAAATCAAAAATTGCCCCATTCGCTAATCCCGTTTTAAAAGCGGTGTATGAAGTTTGATTGACTGTGTAGGCGTTAGTATTGGCGATCGCCACTAAATAACTAGCACCACTTAGGCGCGTAAACTCATAAAGACCCGCGATGCGACCCTGAACGGTTGCACCCACATAAAGGGTTGTGCCATTCCTTTTTGTTAGTGCGTTTGGAGTCTGAAAGTTAACATTAACCAAGTCCCTAAACTCGTGGTTAGGTTGCTCATACGGCGATACCTTTGTATTTATCCCACCGAGCAATTGATAACTTTCATTATGTGTTTGGTCGTATGCCATTTAGGTCACCATGAAAATCCGTTGTAACTGACAATATCGTCACCGGTCATTACCACTTCCCTAACTGTGTCTTGTTGTCGGTCGGTTGAGTCCATATCCATATCGCGCTCAAACTCGCCTATTTTCTTAACCAATAACTCATTAGCCCGCCCATCCTTCAAAAACCCGTCTTGGCAGGCATAAAGCGCGATTAGCTGATGATATGATTCGGGCACATCAGGCGAGTCATTATCTAGGGTCATATCCGCTACCGCGTATGAGTAGTAAAGCCGCAGCGTTTGTGCGGTATCAGGAGTCGGAAAAAGCACTAGCTGATCTTTTTGAATGAAATAGAAAAGCGGTTGACCGGTGCCACGGGCAATAAGGTCTTGTTGATTGATTGTCATTGGCACAAGGCTTTGCACCGACTCATTTGGCGCTGTGCCTGCGGTTACAAGCTCAAGGCGGTTAAGTTTTTTGAAATCAGAAGGTAGTACATAATAGGCTTGGTTTTGCACCGTAGTGGTTTGGACAAAATCAGTGTAGTAGTTTTGGCCGGCTTTAATGAGTTTTTTTTGAACCTCTTTTTGGCCTTCATTTAACCAAACTTTTACCTGTGTTTGGGTAAAATAGCCGAAGTTAAGGTCATCTAACCAATAGGATACAAGGCTTTGTAATTCTGCAAAGGTCATTAAAAAACTCCTATTTTTTAACTTTTTTGCAGTTCCCGAGTCGGGATTATTGCCTCAATCAGGACACGTTTCTATATTACCGTTTGACTGCGCGACCGAAGTCCAAACGGTAGTGGGCCTATCGTAGGCCGGCGACCAAATAGCGCCACAAGTCCATAAAAACCCATCAGTCAAAAGCGATAACCCGTCTATGGTGTTAAACGCTGTAAAACCATCAGATTCTAAGGCTGTGCCTGCTATTAGGGTATCAAATTGTGCCACAGGTTACATTGTACCCTTATAAAAACTAAAAGTGTAGCCCGTCCTTGTGTATTGACGCCGTCCGCCACATATTGCGCTAATGGTGGTTGCAAATGTAGAGCACAGTCGGGCCGCCTCAACCGTAGACTGTGCCAGCATTAATTTGTCTTTAGTCTTAAAATCTAAAATTAAAATTGGCTTTCTGTTTTTTACCCCTGGATTGCCGTGCTCTTTATTTCTAGATTTTATATTTTCGGACAGTTCCACCATTCTTATGTTTTCAAAGTTATAGTTCTTTTTTGAGTCAATTCTATCGCAAGAGGGCGTTTTACCCGTAAACGACTGTAATCTTTGCAAATACCAAACAATGAAATCATTTAGGCTATATTCCTGCTTTATTCCACGCGCCCCATACCAGCGATACTCCCTTATTTTCTTGTTGGTACATCGCTGTTTTTGCATGTTAAATATCCTGCGAGCGCGACTTACATCATTTTTGGTAGTTCTTTTAACCATTCCTGCGCCACGGCCTCCCACGCCCATTCGTTTGCATCAGACTTGATTCTTTTATATCTCTGTTCGTCCATTGCCGCGATGGTTTCGTCAATATACCGCTGATATTCCGATTCTGAGATGCAGTCAGAATAAAGCAAAGACGCTAACCCATTGGCGGCGGCATCCCGCATCGTGTCAACCACGCCGCCTACAGCCCTGGTTATTTGATATATCCCGCAGTACAGCATCTCTCTAGCTGTAATTTTAGAGGTTTCAATAAAGTCGCTAGGCTGTACGCAATAGGCCGCTTTTCTAAAATACTCATACATTTTAGATTGCTCGGTGGACCCGTGGTCAATGACCCATGGGCGCGCCTTAACCATTTCGTCTAGCATAACCCTCATATCCTTTAACCCGTATTTATCAAGGTGACTACGGCCATAGAACAGGTGCAGGGTTATATCTGGATACTTTTCCCTTACTCTGTCTAAAACCCGCATAGCGCGATCTAGGCCCCTATCCGGCGAGCTAGAAAAGACGAACATATTAGGGTCTTTTTCATCGGGGTTATAGGGCAAAAACTTTTCTGGTACTACGCCATTTCTGGTTACATAGATCTTATCAAGAGGCACCCCTTGGGTAACATGTAGATAATTCCTGTGAAAAGGCGTTAGGGCTAGCACCTTAGTATAATTGTCGATCGCCTCTACTCCCGGTGTAACCAAGTCATGGCTATATAAAAACGTAGGTGCGTTTGTAATTTTAATATTATGCCGCCAAGCGATGTGCAACCACGGCTTGTTTTTGCTCATGTACTCATTGAGTTGATTGGTACTTCGGTACTCAACACCGTTAAAATCTAAAGCGTCATCGCGCACATTGAAAATCTTAACCGTTCGACCGCTGATTTTATGTAGCCATTCTGCCATCTCAATAGCTGCGGTTTCCGACCCGCCCATGGCCTTTTCACGGTATATCTTGCCATCCCATTTGTATGCGGCATTAGGTGGGCACGATATAACGATATCGTCACACGGCTTGGCATCCACAAAACTACTGCACAGGGATTTAATCCGCAGGCACTCATCTAAGATAGCTTTTGACTCCATGTTGTTGTGCTTTTCAAAGCCATCTTTAGCCGTCAAAATAGCGTCATCGATGCGGCCTGTATTGGCATAAATCCTAGCTATTTGATTAGTTGGGTACACGTTGTAATGGTCTGCGGTTGAGAAAATGGGGCTGGCCACGGCACCTAGGCCCACAGGCATGCAATTCTTAGCTGCAAAGTAATAAGGGGCCGCGTCCATTGGCCTATTCATCTTGATATAACAATCGCCCAGGACAGTTAAAAACTCGGCTCTTTGTGGTGAGTATTGCAACCCGGTAAAGGCGATATCAACCGCTTTTTCAAATTGGTTAACTTTCATGTAAGCATAACAAGCGTATTGAATCGCTAAAATACGGTCATGTTGTTCTAGTGTTTTATCCGCTGCGGCCTCAACAAGCCATTTAATGGAATCAAACTCGCGCTTGTTTTCAAACAACTCTTTGCCGTAGTAATATTTCATCCTGGCGTCTAGTTTGTCTAAATTCTTTTCTAAGATCGCTAAATTTCTGGACTGATCTTTTTGCAGGTAACCATATCGCCGTCGTTTGTTCTAAACTCAGCGAAAAAAGTTGGGTCTACATTTTCAGGCTCACCGATATCGCTCCAATAAACAGTGGACGGAACGCTTGAAAAACCAGCCATAAAT